GCTGACGATGGGACTGTTCGCGATGCCGGTGGTGTATTCGGATCGCGAGTGGAGCCAGATGGTGGGCGAGAGCTATTACATCCAGCTTGGACCGCAAGACAGGTTCGGCTGGACGGAGCCGGAGGGAAAGGTCTACCAGATCGCCGCGGACAACCTGGTGCGGCTGCGGGAAGAGATTTACAGGGTGTGCTATCTGAGCCAGGCCGGCGTCGAGCAGAGCGGAACACAGCGCCAGAGCGCGCTCAGCAAGCAGATGGATTTTGCGATTACGCAGGAGGTGCTGCGCGGATACGGAGACGCGATCAAGGAGCAGATCCGGCGAGTGTTACGGGCGACGGCGGCGGCTCGCGAAGACGGGTTGGATGTGAGCGTGACGGGGATGGACGAGTTCGACATCGCGGACTTTGGGACGGAATTGGAGGACGCAAAGCAACTACTCACGCTAGGCGTGACGTCGCCGACGCTGACGAAGGAAGTCTTCAAGAAGCTGGCGCTGAAGTATTTGTGCGATTCGCGGCAGGACGTGAAGGATCGGATTGTGGAAGAGATCGAGGGGGCGTAGGGCGGGGGAACGGGGCGACGCGTGGGACAGCCAGCCGATTTCGGGGAGCTGCTGCGGACTGTGGGGATGGTCTTTCATCGAAATCGGTAGGCAGTCCCTTACACGCGTCTGCAGTCACCAATTAGGAGAGACATGGAAGAAATGGACATTCGGGCGGTGCTGGAGGAGCTGGCGGAGGAGCGACGCCGTAGAGAAGGCCTGGAGAAGCGGGTGGAAGAAGCCGAACTGGGATCGGCGATCCGGGCAGAGCTGCAAAAGCTGGGCGTGGCGAAGCTCGATCTGGCGTACAAGGCGGTAAAGGACGAAGTTCCGCGCGACGGCGGAGAGATGAAAGAGTTCCTGAAGAAATTCATTGGCGAGAATCCAGAGCTGTTACCGGCGCGCGTCGCCGGGGGGTCGGGGGCAAGCGCAGGGTCACGAGGGAGTGGGGCGGGACCGGGGTTGGTGGACATTGACAGAATCCGGCCGGGAATGAGCGCGGAAGAGATGGACAGGGTGAGGCAAGAGATCGCGCGGGTGGCGTCGCAAACGCTACGCGGGCTTTGAAAGGGGAAAGTAGATGGCGGCAATTACATCAAGTAACGTAGCGAACGCGATTGTGAAGCTGGTGGCGGCGGATGCGCTACCTGCGCTGATGGGGAACCTTGTCATGGGCAACCTAGTTAATCGCGACTATGAACCAGCGCTGGCGCAGGCGGGCGACACGATCAATGTGCCGATTCCGCCGGCGATGACGGCGCACAACCTGACGGAAGGCAGCACGGTGACAACGCAGAATCCGAACCTGGACAATGCGCAGATCGTGCTGAACACGCACGCGGAGGCGACCTTCCTGATTCCGGATGTGACGAAGATTCTGGCGGTTCCGGATCTACTGAAGCTGTACATGCAGCCGGCTGTGGTGGCGCTGGCAGAGAAGATCGAGACGGATCTGATGGGCCTGTACGCGAGCTTCACCGCGAACACGGCGGTGGGCACAGGCGGGACAGCGATTACCGAAGCAGTAGTGGATTCGGCAGAAACAGCGTTGTTCGCGGCCAAGGTTCCTCCGAACGCCAACAAGTTTCTGGTGGTGGACCCAGGAACGTATTCGACGCTGCGGCAAATTCCGCGGTTCAGCGAATTCAACACGGCGGGTGAGGCAGGTTTGCGAGCGCTGGTGGATGGCGCGGTGGGGAAGATGAAGGACTTCTACATCTTTCGATCGCAGTTCGTGACGAAGACGGGGACGAGTCCGGTGACCACGCACAACCTGGCGTTCGCGCGGGATGCGATCGGACTGGTTGTGCGGCGGCTGCCGAGGCCGCTGCCGGGGACGGGGGCGATCGCGGAGTACGCGGAGCTGGGCAATTTCGGGATGCGAGTCACGATGAGTTACCAGCCGAACACGTTGGCGCAGCAGTTCACGGTGGATGTGCTGTATGGCACAGGAGTGCTGAGGAACAGCTTCGGGGTGCAGGTGAATAGTTAAGAGAAAAAAGGGGACAGCAAGCCGGTTTCGGGGCCTGGTATCAACAGTTCCAGGCTGGTTCATCGGAACCGGAGGCAGTCCCCCTTTTTTTGAAACTGACTAAAAAGGTCATATGGATTTGCTCGCGTATTACGAAAAGATCCGCAAGATCGAGGCTCTGATCGAGGCGGTGTTCGCGGTGGTGACGAGCCGTGCCACGCCGGATGGAGGCCGCGCCGGTGTGATGACGGAGTTGCCGCGAGCGGCGGCGGCACGCCTGATTGCGGACGGGAAGGCAGACCTGGCGAATCCGGAGGATACAGCGCAATTCCGGGCGGACGCGGAGGCGAAATGGAAAGAGGCGCGACTGAATGTTGCTGACAGACGGTAGTCCGAACAATACCGAGGATCTGCGGGTGTATGAGTCGGCAATTCTTGGGCTAGCGAACGTAGAGGCGATCGACCTGGGAGTGAAGCTGGATTTGGCGACTGAAGAGATCGCGGAAGAAGTGCTGGATTTTCTTCTGGATCATGCGGGTACGAATTTGCAGGTGTTTTCGCGTTTGCAGATTGGGACGCCCGCGGCCCGGCGCAGACTGATCGGCGTATCGGACGTGGTGGTTACGCGGCAGCTGAAGCGATGGCATGCGGTACACACGCTCGAGATCGTATACCGGGATGCGTTCAATAATCAGCTCAACGACCGGTATCAGCCAAAGTTTCTGGAGTACCGGGAGCTGGCTCGAAACGCGCGTGAGCACACCTTTCACTTCGGCGTGGGCCTGGCGCTGATTCCAATTCCGCAAGCGCAGACGCCTGTGTTCAGTGCCGGGGCAGGTTTGATTCCCGAGACCACTTATTATGCTCGGGCGTCGTGGGTAGGAGCATCAGGTCAAGAAGGAGAGCCAAGTGTGATCACGGCTTACGGTGCGCCGGCTGGAAGTCTTCCGGTAGTGCAGATGACAAGCACACCTGCCGCGGCCGCTGTTGCGACGGGTTTCAACGTCTATCTTGGGCTGACGCCGGATGCGCTGGCATTACAAAATTCGACACCGGTTCCGGTGGGACAGAGTTTTACGCTGCCAAGCACGGGACTGACGGCGGGTGCGGCGCCGGGAGACGGGCAGGCCGCCGACACATATATCAGCGGCGGCTGGATGCTGCGGCGGGGCTGAACGATGGCCATTACAGGAAGCGTCGCGACGCGCAAGATGGTGGAGTTTCTGACCGCGACTGACACGGGGCTGGGTCCGGCGGTGGCGAGCATCGCGCAAGAGACGGGGGTAGAACTGGCCCCGATTCCGCCGGCCCATGTAACGAACCAGAACGTTTCTGTGGAGCTGAGCGAGCGAGCGCAGGTGGTGAAGTATCCGGCGGTGTATGTGTACGCGGATCGGGTTCGCAACCTGTTGACGGAGAAGTTCCGAACGTTTTCGGGCAAGGTGAGAACCGTAGCCGAGGTGCGGGTTTCGCAGGACCGGATTGAGGGGGTCGAGGAGCAACTCCGGCTGTACGCAGAAGCTGTTACGCAGGTGCTGGACGCGAATCGGGGCAGTTGGGGAGAAGGGGCATTTTTCACGGGCGGATATGAGGTGAGTATCGATCCGGTGCGACATGGCGGGAGGAATTTCCTGCAGATCGCGAAAGTTGAATTTGAGGTTGACGTGTCATTGTAAGCCGCGAATGAACGCAAATAAACGCAAATATGAGTTGCTACATATCATCGAACAACAACAGAGTATACGTGGCGCTGGAATCGAACTACGGCCAGGCAGCCGGGATCACGGGCGCGAACCGGATCCCGATTGTGAAGCTGACGGCACGGCAGGTCCCGGAGCAGACGAGCCGCCGGGATAAGACCGGAAGCCGAACGTTTCCCGGACTGCCAAACCGGATCCGCAGGCGCACGAGTTTCCAACTGAACACGTTTATGACTCAATGGACGGATCAGACCTTGCCGCCCACCCACGGGCCGTTGTTTCAGGCAGTGATGGGGGCATCACCACTGATCTTCGCGGGGGGAACAGTGGCGGTGGTCACTGGGCAGACGAAGATCCAATTCGCGGCAGCGCACGGGCTTAATCCAGGGCAAGGCATCACTTCCGGCGGCGACATTCGTTTCGTGACCGCAGTACAAGACACCACGACGGTCTTCATCAACGCGGCGTTTACAGTTACGCCAATAGCGGGATCGGCGATCGGAGCGACGGCAACGTTCCAACTCGCGACCGACCTAGGGAGCACGACGATTTACGACTACTGGGATCCGAGCACGGTGGTGCAACGGATCCTGAACGGCGCGGCCATGGACGGGATGAAGGTTACGGTGAACGGAGACTTTCAAGAATTCGAGTTTTCCGGGCCTTCGCAGGACTTGCTAGATAGTGCGAGCTTCGTGAGCGGAGAGGCCGGACTGG